TGACAAGTGTTACTTTCTGTGTCAAGAAGGTACAATTTGCTACAGGTCACGTGGGTGTCGTAAATCAGGCGACATGGACACTGCGATGGCCAATTGTATGACAATGTGTGCTATGACATGGAGCTTCATGAAAGCAATTGGGGTGAGTAAATATGAATATGCAAATGACGGTGACGATGGGGTACTAATCGTGGAGAAGGCAGACCGTAAAGCTGTCCTGGACAATTATAAAGAGTGGTTTGAACTACTCGGCTTTACGATGAAACTGGAAGGAGAATCCGGGGTGTTCGAGAAAATTGAATTTTGCCAGGCACATCCAGTACTAACAAACAGTGGAGCTTACAGAATGGTGAGGGACCCGCGTGTTTGTCTTAGTAAGGACAGTATTGCGTTGAATGGTTGTAATGACTACGAGTCATTAATGCAACAGCGTAATAGTGTTGGATGGTGCGGTTTGTCACTTGCGGGTGACATGCCTATATTCAATTCTTTTTATCGACATCTTATCAATGGAGAACGAGTTTCACGTGAATGTCGATCCGGGATGGATTATTTGGCGCTTGGTATGGATCCGAAGGATGCTGAACCAAGTGACGAAGTACGGGAGTCTTTCTTTCGCGCGTATGACATCGCACCCGACAATCAAAGGGATATTGAGTTATTCATAGACAACTTGCCCGCACCGTGTTGTGGGGCGGTTCCCAGTGATGTGTGTATTGGGATAGAATTATTATAAGTGTCAGTTTGTAGAGATTAAATTTTGTTTATGTTAGCGTGGTATAGTATATTAGGGATTGTTGCGAGTGTTATTACAATTTTAGGGTTTTATTATGGGAAAACAAAGTGGGAGAGGGGGTTTAGCTTCGGGCTATGGTGTACCAAAGGGATTGGCGAAACCAGTAGTCAAGAAGAATAAACTGCCGAATGATCGGAAGAAGGTGTGCGATCAGCTTGCTGCACGTTTGTGTGGGGCGGTAGATCCGTTTTGCACTATGGCATGTGGTTGTAAGATGATGGACAAAACGTCGAGTCGTGTCTTCACGTACTCGTCCAAGTTCGACGCTGGTCTTGGGACAGACGCCAACGGTAATGCTGCGAGGTTCTTTACTCCTGGTATTAATGATGTCACTGCAGGCTACAGTAGCATCACTGCTGGTGTGGTGACATGGGCGGCTGCCACCAATCTACCCGAGGCGACCAGTTTGGTGGCCACAGCTGCGAAGTACCGCATTGTGTCAGCTGGCATTCGAGTTTACTCGACTGCTGCGCCAACTAATGCTTCTGGTACTGTGAAGGTCTGCACTATCAAGTCAGATACCTCTGTCGCGGCGCCAACTGGTTTTAATATCGACTCTTTTCTTTATGAGGAGGTTGATGTTGGTTCTCTTTATCAGTTCGATAGATCTTACGTCTTTCGTGATTGTGGTACTGAGAAGGCCTTGTTTGAGGACACATCCAGCACTGACGGTCATGCTGGTTGGAATTCATTTGTCGTGTGCGTCACTGGTGGAGCGGCGAGCACTACAGTTTTGAAAGTGGAGGTGACTATCCATTATGAACTTCAGCCAGAACCAATTACTATTTACAGTAGATTGGCTGACCCACCTGCACCCCACATCCCTGAATTGGAGAGCATCGTGTCCAACTCAGTTAATGATTTGCAGCTCTCTTATCCGTCTGAGAAGGCGACCTCATCCATCATGGATTTGGTTAAGGGGGAGGTTTATGCATTGGCATCCAAGGTTAACTGGGAAGAGTTCCTTGGAATGGCCATGATGCTACTTTAAGTGGCTCACAACATATTATATATATTTAAATACTAACTCCGGTGATGAGGATAAACTAATAAAGAAAACAGTCAGAAAACTCCGGCCATGAGGATAAACTAACAAATAAAATAACAATTTTGATTGGGGGACAAGCCCATCAAGGCCGTGTTCGGGCGCACGCAATATTTGTCCAGGGAGATCATGGTGGTGCGTGATCAACCAACCCCAAATCTAGGTGTAGTCACTCTTCGGAG